ACTAATTCTTTGAGTATCAATTAATCCATGACTAGCAGAAGTTACAAGTAATCCTGATGAGGAAGTGACTGTAAAGGCTTTTCCTGCAATAGATTTAGTCAATGCACTATCAGAAAACACTAGAGCATTTCTTGCTAAAGCTCCCTCAGTTGGGAATCTAGCCATTGTTTCCATATAATATTTGGTAGACCCATTTATTGTTCTTTCAATTTTCATCCAAATTTGATCATGCGAACTTTTCGCTATCATTTCAATATCAGTAACTTTTGCATTTGTTCCAGATATTACATGTTCTGACCATGCTTGAAATGAAGTCTGTCTATCATAACTTAATGACAATAACCTACCATCATCCATCATCATCCAGATAACATTATTAGGTCTTTCTTGCCAGACCATCTTTTCAATTGTGGAAGTTTTAATAACATCATACCCTTTAATAGATATTTTACTATTAAACCATTGACCTTGCTGACCTTCAAATAATAATTGTTGTACATCTTTACCGCCTATTTGCGTATACATTAAAGCATTAGAAACAACAACAGGGGGAGTATCTGTAGCAGAAAAAGAGGATTCTCTATTAATTGTAAATCTAAATGGAGTTACTACTAGATTAGTCTCTGAACCATAAAGCATATATACCCCGGCAGAAGTACCCATTGTGAGTTTCTTCGATTCTGCAATCCATTTTATCTGGTCAAGAGTATCTGAATCTAAAGTAAATGTTAATGCACTTGATGAAGTAACAACCTCTATTGCTTCTCCATTAATAATAGAAGATGGCGAATCCTGTGCAGGAAGTTCACTAGGTGCAAATGAATAGAAGTTATTTGTCTCTGATAACCAGACGGTAGATGGTTGTAGATTAGTTGCGGCAAATACCATTCTTTGTTGATATATCTGAGATACAGAAGGAAATCCTTCCCCAATACTAAATGCACCTAACCTAAAATCAGGGGTTCCTCTTTTTCTTGTCTCAGAATTTGTTGTTGCTGGTGCAGAACCATCTGTGCCACCCCTTATATTAGCCATCTCAGTTTTTAACTTTATAGTAACAGTATTTGTACCCTGCGCACTAATAATACCCCAACACCATCTAATTCCACCGATACGAGATAAAGGTTTTGATAATGGATTTATCCTAATCATTCTTCCAATATCATTATCACTAAATATATCATCACTTAATGCTCCATCTTTATAAACATTAAAAACAATTCCTGTATCTGAAGGAGGATATACATACCTAAATACTTTTACATCTGCTTCTGCTGAAGTTTCTGATTCTGCAAGTTCAAATTCTAAAGGAGAACCACCATCATCCGCAGATACTTGAAAAGAAGTTGACGTTGTAGTAACAACATAATAATCTGCATCTACAAGTGCCGTAGAACCATCTGAAGTTAAATTACCCCATCCTTTTGTACTTCCATCGTCATCCAACTTGATCTTCATTCCAGTTTGTAAACCATGATTAGGTAAAACAATATTATTAGTTAGAGTATTGAATTCTACTCCTGCAATTTCTTCTTTATTTGAAGGTTCCGCAATCCATAATGCATATTTATCAGTAGATGTGGCATCTTGAGAATAGACATTAATTTCTTTATAAGGCCCATCTTTTAATACCATTGGATATACAGACCAAACACTACTATCTGCCGCTACTCCAGCTCCACTTGCACTTTCATCTATAACTCGTTTAATTATTTGAGGAGCTTTAGTAGGACAACAAACAAATATATAATCGCCACTTTGGGTAAACTTTAGCAAAGGTAATTCCGCTTGAGTCCAAGTTACTCCGCTAGTTATTTCATAGGTAGCAGGAGTCCCTTGTTTATCTTTTAAAAGCTGATCTTGTGACCATAACCTAAGATACCCACCAGATTCAGCAGATGTGGAGCCTACTTCTAGGATGTAAATGTTGTTGTTGTCTTTAAAGAATGGGATGAAGATTGCGGAATTGTCTTTTATAACACCTATATAGTTTGTACCCGGACGCTTCACCACAGGCCCGGAGAGAATAGGGATCATGTTCTTGGCTCCCTTTAGACCATATTTATAAAACTCTTCACTAGAACGCCCCTGAAGACTTTTTGCTAATACACCTTCAGAGAATCTAGGTTGGACAAACTCAAATTTCATAGATGTTATCCGATATTGTATCCAATACTGTAAGTATGTTCGTTTGCTTCGTAACCAGTAGTAGGCGTACTAAATGTTCTATGTGGAACAGAAAACCTACCTCTCTTAGCATCTAGATAAGAAGACCGTTCCCGGTGTTCAGGTGTTTTATCATGGGAATTAGCGGCTCTAGCTTCTTGTAAAGAAATGACATACTTTTGCATCAATTCTTGTTTTAATCCTTGTTTACTTGTAAGGGTTTCACAAATTTCTAATGCCAATTTCATTGCAATAGTTTCTGCAAGCAAAGAATCTAAATTATTTATATCAGTTGGATTACCTACATATAATAAGTTAAGAGTCTTTTCATTAGATAATATATTCTTTTTTTCAACTTGGTATCTTGAAATAGGACTTACTTCTACTACTTTTATACATTCACTAGGTAATTGGAATATATAATTCCACCCAAATACAGGCTCTCCAACATTCGTTAAGGTAGCTCTTTCTAATGCACTATTCCATGTATGCATTCTTAATACTGTTGTAATAACATCATTAAGTCGTGCATTACATGCTCTAGCCCTAGAATTATTGTCAGTTAAACTTTGAATCCTTGCTTCCCCTAGAGAACCTAAGGCAAGGTTAGCTATACCAGTTTTATCCATAGTAATTTCTAAGAAATGGGGGCTAGTTTCCCAACCCCCTATTGTTATTAATCAACGGTATAATAAATCCGCACTTCAACAAATGCCGTAGTTGAGGAACTTACTGCCGCAGTTAATGTAGCTAGAACACTAACTTCAGAAGTAATTGTTACAGGAGCCTGAGTAATATTACTTACTCCTTCTCTCATATAACGTGTTCCTGCACCTGTAGCAACAGCGGCCGCTAAAAAAGCAGTAGCCGAACCAGTATATCCTAAACTCAATTGACAACTAGAACCTAGCGTTGCCGATTGATGTAAAGTAGCATCCCATACTTTTGCTCCGGGAGGCAGTTTACCAAAGGATATTGTGTCATCTATTTGCATCGCAATATTAGGCGATGTAAACGTGAATTTATCATACAACATACGCATTCTGCCCCCTTGGTCAGCTACATCTGTTAGCTTCGCAGGAACAGTTACGTGTCGTTTCTTGTGATTTACAGCATATTGATCAGCCATATTTTTCCTTTCAGATTATGAGTTAAGCAGTTACGAAACAATCAATTTGAATAACCATCTCTTCCCAAACCCTAGTTGCGCCAATATCCATCTCAAAATATGCATATGGAACAAAAGATTTGTCAGAACGTCTTTCAATTTCTGTTATAGGTTCTTCCCAAGAACAGAAAGCCAAACCTTGAGGATGGAATGCTAACACTTTTTCTGTCAGCGTATCTCCTGTTCCAGTTGTAGGCATACCTTCATGCCTAATAAACTGAAATCCTGCAAAATAATTGGTTTGTCCTTCAACCAATGCACGAATATTGTTATAATCCGCACTTTGAATTGTTGTTGAGTGGAGTAGAGCTTCAATCTGAGCCGCAGAACATACAATGAAATATAGTGGATTACCACCTTCATCATATTGGTCTGCTTCATTTTCAGAAAGAATCCTGCGAGCTTTTAACAACTTGTCGATTGATAATGTTCTGCGATTCCCGGCAGTGTTATCAATACCACTATAGTCAACACTTGCAGTACCTACTTGAAAATCAACACCAATAAATTGATTTGGGAAATTAGTATCATTCCAAACTATTTCGGTTGCACCGTCCATTACACCACCATCTGATTCATATGCTGAACCAAATGCGGCATCAATGATTACAGTATCCATTTTCCGGGCCATAGCCATTGACGTAGCTTCTGCATAAGGCTGGAACACATCGTAGTTCATTCTACGAGTATCAAAACCTTCTACGAAGAATCCAGCATTTTTAGGCTGTGCTGATACTCTCCTACGTTGATGGGAAATCGCTTGTACAGGTGAATCTGCAAAACGTGCAACTTTGTCTAGTGCTTCGTTAGTTCCGATCTTATCAATGAACTCGGCAACACCACGACAATCTGGTTTATTAGTTACGAAATTACGTAACCGTGTTGTTTTTTGTTGAAGCGCATGTAATACATCAGCGGAATAGCGATGTATATACGACGTTTCAATATCATAAAAATTAGCCATAGTTAATCCTTTTATGGAAATCTCATACACTTATGTGTATAAGTAAAAATTACTATAACCTAGAGATTATCCACAAAGGGTCTCAAAACAACTTTCAATAGGCCAAATGGTTATCTATCTACTTGTTCTTTTATTCAGTCTTATCTTCGTCTTTGTTGACCCGGATACGCTGTTTGATACAACTTATCCATTTTTTTCATAGCCGCACTATGACCCGGATCACGATTATCACGATACGAGGTTGAAAAATCCTTGTCACGATAAAGAGCCTGAATTTCTTCTTGTGCTTGTTGTGGAGAGAGCTGGCTTGAACCAAGTCCTGTCCCTACAACTAAGGAATCTTCTCCCAAAAGTTCACCAACTTTAGAAAAGGCTCGGAGCACTTCAGGGTGATTACCCAAGCCAGATTCATCCATAAGTTGACTTAATTCTGGTGATGCAAATTGAGCAAATGCCCTTTTTGCATAATCTAATTTACCATCATAATTCTTACCCCATTCTCGTTGGAGTTGGATGGTAGTATTTACTTCTTGATCTTTTTGAAGCTGAACATTTTCTGCTTCTTCTTGTTCTTGACTATCAGCATATAGATTGAGTATATTTTCTGCTTGCGCTTGGGTTAGACCAGTATCGTGAGCAAATTCACGAAACCCATCTAATTCTCCATTTTCATCGTTAAACTGGTAATCTTTGGCTTGTTCAGGTCTTCCCATTTTATTATAAAAACCATTCCAATCCTCACCTTCTTGAGGTATCGCCACCATTTGATCAGGGTTTCCCCCTATCATTTTTACAGCATTAACATATGATTTTGCAAGTTTATCTACAGAATCAAAAGTTGCTAAACTCGGTTCATCTCTCAATCCTGCTGGCATTTCTGCCACATTAAAACCAATTGGTGCTACGTCGCTAGTGACTTGTCCTGAATCTTCAGGGGCTACTGCTTCTTCTGACATATTTATTTATTATTAAATGTTATCCTGCCGTTTTAATCTGGCAAGTTCTTGTTGATCATAGCGTGTACGAAGCACCCTAAGATCGGTGTCCACCAATTCCATAATCTTGAGTACAACACTACGTTGGCCTTCTTGCCATGCAGATAAGTACGGATCAGGAGTTGGTGTAGTCTTAAAAACAAAATGATCTTTAATCAATTTGTTTAAAACTTCTTTCCCTTGTTCAGTTTCAAAACATTCTTTAAAAGCCTTCCTTGTTTGTGCTTCACGGTCAAACCATTCCATTATTTATGTTTTCCGGTAGCATGATTAATATGACAGGAAGCACAATACTTAGTTTTTTCTACTTTTGGGCTTATTTTTACATTAGGCATTCGTCCTATATGTTTCTGAAACACAGCGGCTTCTTCTTTATTAGATGTTAGATTATATTTCATTTTAGTGGCTTCTCTTTTTAAGAGATATTGTGAAATATTCTTTGGTGGCAACCACTTGTTCGGCCCTTTATAACTTTTAGCCCTATTAACTTGGGCTTCAGTCATTACAATATTACTAACATCATGTGCCAACCTTTTTTTCTTTTCAGGTGTCCACTTAAATCCTCCTGATTGCCATACCTCTTTTATAGCTACACCATGATCTGCATGGAATTTACGTGATTGGAGACTTTTTTGATTCGTATAAGCACTTTTAATCCAACCTTTGTTTCTTAAAATATTTTTTCTTAATACATTTGCACGAGTTACATTTACAAAAGTTTCTCTATCTTCCCAATTTTTACGATTATAATGCGCAGGATTCCCCTCTTTTGTAACTGCGGCATAATATGCGGCACTATGTCGTGGTTCTCCCATTATTAACCTCTAATACTTTCAGCTTGTGCAGTTTTTTGATTTACATCAGCGGCAACTTGAGCTTGTTGCATTTGTGCCTGTTCTTGTTGTTGTCGTTGTTGTTCTGCCACCATTGCTTCTACTTCTTCTTTTGATCTAATATTTGAAACAGGAACTTGTAATACCTGTGCAGTATTTTGCAAGATTTGATGTGTATCAAAGTACATTGGTATTGTTTGATCAATTTGTGCAAGTGGCATAATCATTTCAAACAACTGGTTCATAGAACTTATTTCACCTGATCTCATTGAAATTGATACAGGATTCAAGTATTCAATCCTAAAATCCTGCATTTCTTCCGGCATCTCAGGCAATAAGTATGACCTCATAAGTATGTTCACAGTACGTCTAATAAGAGGGTATAAGAACTCAGCTTCTTGCCTAGCCAATATAGGGCCAAGTACAGGCATCCTTTGTCTCATCCTAACAGATACTTCTGTTGCAGAGAATCGCATTACATCGCCATCAGGTGCTACAGGGCCGGGAAGTTCTAATAAGTCTAAGAAATAACCTTCCCTAATTGCAGTAATACATTTTGCGCTTAATCTTTCAGCATATTCAGGTCTTGCATTAGTAGGAGACTCAAATATCATATCTTTGCCCCCTAGCCCGACGCTGTAGTAATTTATTGCATCAGGTGTTGTATCTAGGGGGTCGAGTAGTCCAGAATCAGGTACAAATAGAGGCGGTGATACCGATTTCTGAACTGCTTTTAAATAACTCTTATCTACTTCTGTGATAAGT